GATCTATGTAGCGCCGATGCTCACGCATGACCGCCTCGTCCTCTTCGGCCCACTTCGCCTTCTGTTCGTCAAATCTTGCTTGTTCAGCGCTGGTCATCGGGCGTGTCAGCTCTGCCGAGATCGCCGCGGCTTGCCTGCGGGCGTTCCATTCGATCAGGCCCATGGCAATCACGACAGCCAGGGCAATGCCTCCGGCGATGTATGCCCACTGCGGCGTCGGCTGTGGTCGTGGCACATACCGCGCCCGGTCGCTACGGAAACGCAGCTCTGTCATGTCAGGCGTGCCGAGTGTCGGCTCGTGGCGTTCGCGGTCCATGTGATCCCCCTAGATCGGTTCCTGCGCGCATTCTAGCCGGGGTGTAGGGGCTGCGCCCCTACGGTGGCGCTCTCATCCAGCAGACTTCCCGAAGTGGCGTTCCCGGAAGTCGCCCAGGTCCACGACAACGACCTTGACCATCTGGCGGCGACCAGCTATCGCCTTACCGGCCTCAGCCTTGCGTCTGGAGGCATAGTGGGCCAGCCTGAGTTCCATTTTGTCGCGCCATACCAGTCCTACGAGGCGCTCAGGGGTCATGCGGTCGCCGTCAGGGCTGACAAGGTAGTTGCCACGAACGCTCCAGCCTGCGAAGGGGCCGCTTAGGTACTGAGACATGCATCAATGCTCGCTTTGTCCTTGGAACCACGGAGAGGCAAGAAGGATGCCAGCACCAGCTTCAGCAGGCCCAGGTAGTACCGACCGGCATTTAACATAATATACATTCCGGCCTTGTCTGAACCCGGCGAAGCCTTTGCGGCAGTAGGCGTTGCGGCCATTCCGGCAGCGATCGTTAAGACCATCGCCGTAGCCGCCAACTTGCGCCAAAGCGCCTTGACCCGGGGCGTCGGGGCCGTCTCAATCTCATGGTCTGCGACGGCCTTGCGCACGTCCCACCCCAGCGCCTGAGCGCATCCAATCACCGCGTCCACGTCCATCGTCCGGATACCGGTGCAGTAGTTGTTGAACCGCTGAACGCTTAGTCCGGCACGCCGCGCAAGCGCCGCCTGTGACTCATTCGGGAAGGCGCTCCGCAGGCCTTCAATCAGTTTTTCTTGGGTCGTCATATCCACGCCTGTTGACATTGGCATCCACGCCCGTTTATACAGTGCTCCGTATCCACACGTGTGGATACACCCCGTCCCGGCTCCCCTAGGCCGTGGCGGGGCATCTAGGGGCTGGGGGTAGGGGTAGGGGATGCACGCATACATGCTCGCTTGTGGGGCGCTGGGAGCGGCCTGCGCACTGATCGGATCTGCTCGTTTCGTGGCGTGGGTACTGGACCGCCGCGAAGAAGCCAGCACCCGCGCCATTCGTGACGCCGCTTTCGTGGCCCAGGCATCCGCCGAGGTGCGCCGATGATCTTCCTCGTGCCCATCGCGCTTGTCGCGATCTTCTGGTGGTTCAAGTACGTGCGTGACGGCCGGGGTCCGTTCGAATGAGCCGGACCACCTGCGCCTTCTGCGGCGATCCCACGTCCTACTTCTTCCCCGGCGGCTTGTGCGCAGGCTGCACGGGCAAGAACGCCCGTATCAAGCTCGACGCCGCACCCCCTCAAGCCGCGCCTGCGGTCGTCGCATTTGACGCATCCATGGGCATCCTGCACGCCGCATCGCGCCGTACCGAAATGGCCGCGACCAAGGTGCAGCAGCACGGATTTTCAGCGGCGGCCGGAGGCCGACGCCTTGGGCTTGTCCATTCTTCAACAAGTGACACGCGGCGCGTGTCTCTCACGCTCGACCCGAACCATATTCGGGCGCTGCGTTTGAAAAAGTCAGTGATTACCGGAGCACGTCTTCATGACCAAGAGGCGAAACAAGGGTCGTTCCGTGGCACGTGGTACATGCTCACCACGACTTACCGAGACGGAGGTGACGTTGGCCCTCGTGACATTAGCGAGACACTTAAGCGCATCCGGGGCTTCTTCAATCGAGCTGTCCGACTTCGCTACCGGGGATACCGTCCGCGTTTCCGTTACCTCTGGGTCGGTGAACTCACTAAAGCCGGTGTCCCCCACTATCACGTTCTGATCTGGATTCCCCGTGGAATCTTCATCCCTAAAGCCGACAGGGCAGGGTGGTGGCCGCACGGCCACACCAAGATTGAGAAGGCTCGCAACGCTGTTGGCTATCTCGCCAAGTACGCAAGCAAGTTCGTCCCCGATATGGCAGCAGCGTTTCCCAAGGGATTCCGCACGCACGCAGTCGGTGGCCTGGACAACGAATCCAAGCGTGAACTCCGGTGGTGGAAGGCCCCGAAGTCTGCACGCGATGTACTCGGCGCACTAGCCGATATCCGCAAGGCCCTCGGTGGCTACGTGGACAAGATCACCGGCGAATTCTGGCCCTCGCCGTGGAAGGTCGTTTCCGACAGGGGCCGGATCATCGTCTGGAAATTGGAGATACCCGCATGAGCAAGATCATCGTTCGCAGCACCACCGTTACCCCGCGCGAGATCACCACCAAGAACAACACCAAGATGGTGTTCCGCGAGCAGTCTGCCGCGATCATGAAGGACGGCGAGGATTTCCCGCACCCCTTCCGTCTGACGCTGGATGACGTGCAGGCCCCGTACCCGGCTGGTGAGTACCAGGTCGATCCGTCGACGTTCACCGTGGGCCGCTTCGACAACCTCGAAATTGGCCGTCGCGTTGTGCTGGTCCCCATCATGCCGGCCGCTGCCGCCCCCGCCGCCAAGTAACCCATCAAGGTCCGCGCACGTGCTTTAGCGCGTGCGTGGACCACAGGAGTTCCCATGGAAGAGACCGTTCTCGTTTTGCACTGCAAGGCATCTGATTTCGACGCCAGCACAGGGCAGTGCGCGTACCCCTTCTATGGGCCAGCGCCGATGTTGCTGCCGCCCATCAGCGTTCAAGAGGCCCTGCTCATCTCCGCTTCCATTGCGGGATGCTGGGGCGTCGGTTTCATGATCCGGCAAGCACGCCGGGTTACAGGCGGCTAACTACCCAACCAAGAGAGACAGTCATGACCAAGAGCATCAATCTGCGTTCCAAGCTGCGCGGCGTCGCCACCAAGGCTGCTGCCGTTGTTACCACCGCCATGGTCGCCGCTCCGGCATTTGCCGGTGACCTCGCCACGGCTGCGTCCGAAGGCATGGACAAGGCCGAGCTTTACCTGATCGGTGCTGCCGTGCTGACGCTGTGCGGCGTCGTCGTGCTGATCAAGAAGGGCCAGCGGGCGTCCGGCGGCTAATCGCCCAGGTGCAACACAGGGCGGGGAAACCCGCCCTTTTCTATTTAAGGGGTACGTCATGGCATACGCCGGATATTTCGTGATGATTGGGATGCTGGGGGCTATATGGCTCGCACTGGACAGCTGATATGGTGCGGCGCGCTCCTCCTGCTGCTTGCGCTCTTGCCGCGCAGCGCATCGGCGGCTACTAACTTCGCGGACGAGGGCTCTGCCTATTCCGCGTGTATGTCAGCGGCCGCTGGTCATCCCGGCATGTACAACGGGAGGCCGGTCACGACGCGCTGCACGCGGCTTGGCGACTATGCACAGTTTACGTGCTACGGCTACAGCCTCAACGGCGCTCAGATCATCGGCTGCATGGGTAAGGACCCCTTTTACGTATGGCCCCTGGCCAATAGCTGCGAGAAACGCCCTGATTGGAACGGGGCTTATCCGTACCTTACGGGTGGCATGCCAAAGAACGGATCTGTTACCTGCAACGCTGGGTGCAAGCAGGCGTGGTACTCCACCGGAGATGGCTATTTCAACGGCAGATTCACGTCGATCCCCGGCACGTGCAACGAATACGACGATCAGAAATGCAAGGCCGACTTCGGAGCCGGCTACTACTTCAATCAGGGCATGAGTTCCTGCGAGCCCGAGGGTGATAAATGCCCAGGCGGCGGCAAGGCAAATTCACTGGGTCAATGCAAGCCCGAGCCATGCCCCAGCGGCATGACGCAGCAGGCTGACGGCACGTGCAAAAACAAGGACAACGAATGCCCTGCAGGTCAGGTCAAGTCGCCTGACGGCAAGTGCCTGCCCGGCGAAGGCCAATGTGCGGCGGGTGAGGCGCGCGGTAAGGATGGCACCTGCAAGCGCGACAGCAACAACGATGGCGAGCCAGATGAGGGCGAAGAAGAGGGGGAGGGTCCTGACGGTGAGAAGATCAAGGAAGGCTTCTCTGGCGGTGACGATTGCACCGCTCCACCCTCGTGCAGCGGATCGCCCATCCTCTGCGGCCAATCCCGCATTCAATGGCGCATCGACTGCAACACCCGCAAGAACCGCAACATAGCCGGTGGTTCGTGCGCCGCCATGCCTGTGTGCACGGGTGAAAAGTGCGACGCGCTGGAGTACAGCGGCCTCCTGATGCAGTGGCGCACGGCATGCGCTGTTGAGAAGCTCGCTCAAGGCACTGGTGGCGGCGATGGATCACAGCCCTCCTGGACCAGTGTTGCCGGTATGTCACAGGACCCCGGCGCAGGCGCCACTGCCAATGACACCAAGGTCCTCACGGTCAAGAAGCTCAGTGTGGATGACTTGGACCAGTCTGGCATTGGCGGCGGAGGGGGCGGTTGCATAGGCTTCGCTGCATCCGGTGGCACTGGCATGGGCGCTGGGTTCGCACAGGCGATGGCCTCGCCGCCTGCATTCTTCTGCACATACATCGGCGCGCTTAAGGCCATCTGCATCATTGGCGCATCCGTGGTCAGCGTCATCATCCTCGTCAGTGGAGGCAAATCCTAATGCCCATGATCATTGGCGCTCTTGTCAGCATGCTGCTGCAGGGCCTTCGCCAGTACCTTCCCGGCATCATTGGTCGAGTTCTGCTCGCATTTGGAATCGGCTTGGTAACTCACGAAATTGCAATGCCACCCATCAAGGCTTTCATCGCAGGCAAGATCGCCGCCCTCGGCCCCGTGCTAATCGCGTACTGGGATGCAACGGGCTTCGGCATTGCAGTGACCATGATCTTGTCCGCTTGGGCCGCTGCACGAGCTCAAGCCGCAATCCTTTCAAAGCTGGGGTCCTGATGGCGCTCTATCTCGTAACCGGCCAGCCCGGCCACGGAAAAACTGCCTACGCCCTGGACAAAGCATTCCAGTTCAAGAAGGAGGGCAGGGCCATCTACGCCCATGGGGTAAAGGACCTTGACTACGCCAAAGCCGGGTTCACCTACCTTGAAAATCCCGCCGAGTGGGAGCAGCTGCCAGATGGCTCAGTCGTCCTGCTGGATGAGTGCTATACCACGCTGCCCAACCGCAACCCGGGTGCGAAGGTTCCTGCGCACATTGAAGCCATGGCGCGTCATCGTCATCGCGGCTTCGATTTCATCCTCATCGCCCAGCAAGGGTTGCAGCTGGACCCATTTCTGCGCGGCTTGTATGAAGAGCATGTGCATGTTCGGCAGACGTCGATCATCCGCAGCAAGACCAAACTTAAGCGCTGGAACCAGTATCAGACCAACGTTCAGACCGCTTGCAGCGACACCGTCGATTGGGTCCGTCCCAAGTACGTTTTCGACTACTACACAAGCACTACGATGGTCACCACAAAGCGCCAGCTCCCTATGTGGATTCGCTGGGTGATGGTAGGCACCGTTGTCCTCCTGGTCCTTCTTTTGGTCGTCAAGTGGTACTTCGCTGCGAAGATCGCGGGTGTTGAGGGCGAACGTCCACCTGCCGCCCAATCCATCACGCGTGCGGCCGCAACTGCCGGGAGCGTAGCGACGGTGGGTGCGGACGCGGCGCGCGTGTACGAAACTCCGACGGACTATGCAAGGGCACACCTCCCGCGTTTCGGCACCATGCCCTGGACAGCACCGATCTATGATCAGCGAACCACAACCACCGATCCTCAGCTCTACTGCATATCGAGCATGGAAGGTCTGGATGGTCTGGGCAAGCGCGCTGATGCGTCCTGTACGTGCATGACGGAGCAGGGCACCCGTTACGAGTTGAGCCAGCCCGAGTGCCGCACCATTGCCCGGCACGGCCCGATCTATAACCCATACAAGCAGCAGGCCGATTTCCAGCACGGTTCGATGGCGGTCCAGCCCGCACCCCCTCAGTCTCCGCAGAGCGCTCCTGCCAGCCCCTCAGGCGCGATCATTGCTGTTGCGGACCGTCCCATGGCCACGTTCCCTGAGTCCGCTCAGAATCGCTACGGCGGCCAATGAGGCATGCGGAGTCTTCCCCGGATTAGCAGGGATCGTGTGGAAGATCGCGCCAGCCGCCGGATATCCTCTCGAATCGCTTTCCGCCGATGCACCGCTGTCCATTACGCAACGGTGCAGGCTCAATAGGGAGTTGCTGAGGGCTTAGTGTGATGGCGCGATCTATGTAGCGCCGATGCTCACGCATGACCGCCTCGTCCTCTTCGGCCCACTTCGCCTTCTGTTCGTCAAATCTTGCTTGTTCAGCGCTGGTCATCGGGCG